GCACCTTGTTGGCCGGCGATCTCCACACCCACCGACTGAGGCTTATAGGTTTGAGCCAATCGAAACAGGTCATTGATGTTCTTGTCCATGGTCTGCTTCACGCACGTACCATCTACCCAAAACCAATCCCCATTGGCACTGTAGGCCCAGACAGAGATGACAGAAAAGTCAGCAGACTGTTTGGCTTTGGTGGCAAAGTCTGTGGTGATGTAGAAGTTGAACTTGCCGCGGTTGCTCAGCACAGAAGCCCGCTTGTACCATTTGATTTCTTCGTCCTGCACCAGACGTTCTTCTGATGAGGTGATCCTGAGCATAAGCTCCTGCATGAAGGCAGCCATTTTACCGGTGGCGGCTGCCACTTCATACTGTTCGAGCACAAAATCGTAGGTGAAGCGATCTTCCCAGGCTCCTGAGAAATCCTCTTCTGAACAAGGAAACCTCTCACAGATTGGGTATACGTTTACGTGCCACCCACCAGATTCAACAGCTTCGTAGAGGATATCATTTTTGTTAAAGGGTGTGCCGTTGAAGATGATCTTACGACGGCCAGGATGCAGTGCGTAATCCACACCTTTGTAGACAGTGTCTTTGATTGCTTCCATGGCAACTTTAGACTTGGCATCATCATCAGAGACCAGATCATCAAGCACAGCCAGTACAGGACGCTTGCCAAAGATCTTTGTACCACGCAGTCCGGTCTTGGCACCAAACATCTTGCAACCAAGTTGGTGACCTTCTTTGTTTTTGAACTCAAGGTAGTTGTCTGTGAACTTAGCTTCGGGCAACCACTCCATCAGAAACTCTGAGTTATAGTACCTAAACTCGATGTTCTTACGGGCAGACTTCACACCGTTGTCCATGGAGTCGGACACGTAGATCATTCCATCGATTTCACCGAAACCTTCGATCTCTCCAAAGACTGCCACATAGAGAACCAAGTACTCAAACATGAGTGTGGTTTTCGCCATGCCTCGTGCACAGAGGTTTGCAATCCGTTTCTTGGTTCCTGCAATCTCATCAAGCATCATCAGATGCACAACAGGTGTGAGGTTTTGCTCCCCTTCCCCACCATTCACCAATTTGATGAAGTTCATGAAGTTCAGAGCAAAGGTGGATGGAACATAGTTACCAGTGTTGATGTTCTTGTAATCGACTTGATTGAGCCAATCATCAACAGGCTGCTTGATCAGCCCCCGCTTCAGAAGCTTCGCACTAATCGCTGCAGCCTCGTCTATCGGGCTTACTTCCAAATGAGCTGGATCAAGCGTCTGCATTCAAACCACCATCGTCTTGGTTTGGGGATAGCAGTATGTGCTTTCAAAGTTCATACCGCACCCTCTGCACCGGTACTCGAACTTGATTGGATCACTACCTTCTATGACCCTTGCCCGATACATCTCAACATCACAGCAGACCACTTTGATCACGTAGGTCTTAACCTCTTGTTGGATAACCTTGGGCATGCTCAAGACTCCGGCCGAAACGATGTCAAAGGCTTGGCCTTACTCACCTTCTCAGGTTCATGTGAGCCAGTCGTGGCATCCGGCACGGATGCCGAAGACGGCTCTCTCTGAAAAATTGAACTCAGGTTATCTTCTTTAGGTGTTATGTCTTTTGCTGTTGTTTCAATCACATCAGCTTGGTGTGCTGTGGTGTGGTGTGTCAAAGCAGGCAAAGGAGAACCAAGCTTCTGATGAACAATCTCCCGTGTCGTCACACCCTGTCCAATAAGCTCCTGCTGACGCGTAGCCATAGCACTCAACATGGTCTTCAGCTCGCTCATACCCTCTGACTCACGGATCCCAATATCGACCTTCATCTGCTTGGTCTCAGGTGGCTTCAGATGTGTCAGCAAAGAGTTAGCCGCGTCCGTTCTCACCTTCTCACTGTTGGCGTTGATCATAAGATCGGCCTGGGTATTAATCGCTCTCTGGAAGTGATCTTGGTTCAACACCCAAGAGGGAACCATGGATTGATGCAGGATCAGGTTCACCAGCTTATTCTTGTTATACGCCGACACGTAAGCCGAGATGTCCTTATCCGTGGCTCCCCTCGCTACCAGTGCCTTATACCGATCCGGAAACGCTGCCTTGTACGCATCCTGGTTGGTTCGACCCATCAGCTTATAACTGACATAGGACACCGCATTGAGGTAATCCTCGGTCTTGAACTTACCCTCTTCAAGCACCTTGATGTACGAGATGAAGTTATCCCTGATATACTCAGCTGTCTCTGGTTCAGAAGCGATCGTGTTGATCTTGTCCGCAAACTCTTGCGTAGCCGCTGTTCTAAGATGCTTAGGTAAACATTCTTTAAGCTCAGGTACAGTAAGCATATATCATCTAACCTTATGAAATATTAAGAGATTATACCCTTAGATATGTTTACAAGCTTTAGGTAGTCAATAGGTTTTCTTGTACTATCTAGTTTATCTTGTATAAGTAATATCCCTTCCTACGGAAGTACTACGTACTTCCTAGTCGGGATATTACATCAAATATATGTATAGGAGATGTAGGTATGAAAGGTAGTAATATACTAAGCTTTTCTAAAGGAAGAGTACTAAGAGATATTAAACAAAACAGACTGTTACCTCTATATGCCACACGCGCGAGCATAGACTCCGGTGACTGGATAGATGAGCCTTACTCCCTAGGAGAACTGGTCTGGAGCCAAGGATTCAAAGCCAGGGAAGACACTGCAGACACACAGCACATCATCACCCCTGTCACCACACAAGATGGCCGTAGGATCGATGTCTGTCTGATAGTCTCATGGATCAAAAATCCCTCATAATATTTTTAGAAATTTTTGCGTGGGGTTAGGGAAAATGTGCATAGAGGTGTCTGATGGCATTCTCTTACACTGTGGATACACACAGAAAGAATACCCCCCCCCACCTTCATTTCTCACCCTAGATGTACCTACCCCCTTCACCTGTGCTCCGCACTCTTTGGATCAATCACGGTCCATCCCTAGCTAGGAGCTCACCATGTCTATCCTCGTCAATGTACGTACCACTGCAGCTGACTCACTGTCAGTCATCTCCACCACTGCCAACGTCATCTCACGCACCATCGGATCAGCATCCATTGCTGTCGATGTCATGGAGGACAACCTCAAGACTTGGGCTACCGAGTCCAAGATCACCAACAAGCTCGACGCTAAAGAGCGCATGTCCAGTAAGCTCTCAGAGCGTGTAGCAGAGCGTTCACGTTCCATGCTCAAGCTCGACGCAGAGCTCGACTCCAACCCTGCTCTCAAGGAGCGTTACGATGCCATCATGGCAGAGTATCAAGCCGCTCTTGCTGAAATCTAAATCAATGCTGCACTCCTTCGGGAGTGTGGCTCTTCTTTTTTACACAACGACACTATCTCCGATAGAGGTGCAGGAGGGGTATAAACAAAATCTATCACTCATGAGGGATGTTGATCAAATTACTGGATGTCACACTGTTATCTACCACTAAACACTGTTTTCACCCTCACTCCCCAAATCCTGTCACTTCACTCCCTCATCCCACAACACATCCTGAACCCTTTCAGCATCCTCACACACCCTCAAAACAGCTCCATACAGTCCCTACTCCACCATTTAGGTAGTGGGTGCTACAAATCCCTGTTCTCCAACGTGAGGGCTACTCCGTAGCCTTTGGATGAATGCGAATGTAGCCCTAGTGGCCTTTCATCCAGCTTCGAAGACTAGCCTGCTTCGTCGGAATAACAGAGATGGCATCTCCCGAAAGTGCTTCATCAGCATGGACGGCTATCCCACCTAGAGTGATGCTCTAGTTGCCTCAGTCAGCCTTGTGCTGGCTGGGGCGTAAAACTTTTGTTTCATTAAGTATGCGAAAGCATGCCTCACTTCACCCTCTCAAAGGAGAACCATCATGACTAACGCACAACTCATCGAGCGCATCGAACAGATCCAGTTCTGTATCGAAAGCGAAGTGTTTGAATCTCCTGACCAGGAGAGATTGGACACCCTAACGAAGCGTCAGGAGCGTGTAGATAACTACGCAGTCCGTCACTTCGGCCAAGTCATTATCAACGAATAAAGGAGACCTACTATGACTACTCAAGAAAATACCGAATGGATGATCTGGCCTGATGGAACCATGGCCGAGATCCAAGACATTCATAACGGATACTACGACTTCATGTCAGACGACTACTGTCTGGCTACAGATGAAGAAGTTGCCGAGTACTTTGGTGAAGAACCAGAAGGAGAAACA